CAAACTTACGATAACACAGTTTCAAAATACGTCCCATTAGATTTATTTCCTGACCAAGTAAGTCTAATAGAAGACTATGATTCTTTTAACGAAAATATCGCACTAAAATATAGACAGGCGGGAGTTTCCACAGTCACGGCTGCATGGGCATCAAAAAAGTTAGTTTTTGCAAAAAAACAAAAACCAGAAAAAATTCTCATTATTGCCAACAAACTTGACACCTCTGTTGAGATGGCAAATAAAATTAGAAATTTCACAGAACAGTGGCCTGCTTGGGTTGGAGTTGGGTTTTCCGCAGATAAAAACTCACAAAGACATTTTAAACTCACAAATGATTGCGAAGTTAAGGCTGTCGCAACTTCAAAAGACGCCCTTCGTGGTTATACGCCAACAATATTAATTTTTGATGAGGCTGCGTTCATTGAGGCAGACAATGATTTTTGGTCTGCTTGTATGGCCTCACTTTCTACTGGTGGTAAGGTAATTGTCGTTTCAACCCCTAACGGATATGACCCAATTTATTATGAAATTTACGACCAAGCGTTAAGAGGTATGAATGAATTCAAAATCTCTGAAATGTATTGGTATCGAGACCCTAGGTATACCAAAGACCTCTATATGGTAAAAACAAATGATTTAGTTCATTTTTTACTGAACAGAGAAGATTATCCTCAAGACGTTGTTGTTGATTTATCGGTAGACAATCCATACGAAAGAGACCATTCACTTACCACAGATTACATTACAAAGGGTTATAAACCATGTTCTGCGTGGTTTGAAGGAATGGTAAAAAAATTGAAATTTGATAGGAGGAAAGTCGCCCAAGAATTAGAGTGTAATTTTTTGGGTTCAGGAGATAATGTATTTGAATCTGAATTAATGCAGAAAATCTCTCATAATCAATTGAGAGATGCTTCGGCGAAACTCATGGGTGGTGCTCTTTGGATTTTTAAAGAACCGGAAAACGGTCACAAATATGTCATGGGCGTTGACGTATCAAGAGGAGATTCTGAAGATTTCTCATGTATTGAAATTATTGACTTTGATGAGCGTGAACAAGTATTGGAATACGTAGGAAAAGTTCCTCCTGATGTCATTGCGGAAATTGCATATAAGTGGGGTTCTATGTATAATGCTTATTGTGTTATTGATATTACTGGGGGTATGGGTGTTTCTACTGCTAGAAAAATGCAAGAAATGTCATATGCATCAGGGTTATATGTGGATAATATAGACCCATCAAAAAAATGGAAGTATGACCCAAAATTAAATGAAAAAATTCCTGGTATAAATTTCAATTCAAAAAGAGTACAAATTATTTCTGCATTTGAGGAGGCGGTGAGACATGACTTTAAAATATATTCGAACAGATTGTATAATGAAATGAACACTTTTATTTACGTTAATGGAAGGCCTGACCATCAGAAAGGACACCATGATGATTGTATTATGGCAATGTCTATGGCAATTTACGTCGCAGAAAAATCATTTCAATCTTTACAGAAGGTTGTAAATCATACTAAAGCAATGCTCAATTCGTGGGCGACATTTACTTCAGAGAATAAAAATTCGTCTCAATTTTTTAATCCCATGATACCACAATCGAATGGTTCAAATAATTCTATGAGACAAGGAGCCACAAGGGAGGATTACCAAAAATATAAGTGGTTATTTAGTTGATAATAACTATTTATTATCACAACGTAAGAAGTAAAATTAAACAATGGCTGAAAATAATTTAACGGTTTGGCAGAGGTTATCCCAAACCTTTGGACCTAATTCTTTGTTGGGACAAGATGTTCCAACATTCAAGTTTGATAAAAAAGAATTATTAAGGACCAAAAGTAGGGATGAGTATGAGCGAGAAAAACTTCAAGCTCAACAAACGTTTTATCTAACTAATCAATGGGCTAAAGTTGAGAACAATTTATATTCTCAAGCAATTTATTACGAGCCAAGTAGGCTATCATCACAATATGACTACGAGTCAATGGAGTATACTCCTGAAATTTCCGCGGCTTTAGATATCTACGCTGAAGAGTCAACGACAACAAACGAAGATGGGTTTATTCTTCAAATTTATTCAGAATCAAAAAGAATCAAAGCAGTTTTAGCCGACCTATTTAACAATAGTTTAGATATTAATACAAACTTGCCGATGTGGACGAGGAATACTTGTAAATTCGGTGATAATTTTGTTTATCTAAAATTAGACCCAGAGAAAGGTATTGTAGGATGTCAACAACTACCGACAATTGAAATAGAAAGACACGAAGTCGGAGCTTCCAACAAAATTTTATCTCCATCACAAGAGAAACCTGAAAAGCCAAAGGCCTTACAATTTACTTGGAAAAATAAAGGTATGGAGTTTCAGTCTTGGGAAATTGCTCACTTTAGATTATTAGGTGACGATAGAAAACTACCTTATGGAACATCCATGTTGGAGAAAGCAAGAAGGATTTGGAAACAACTTCTTTTATCAGAGGACGCAATGTTGATTTACAGAACTTCAAGAGCCCCCGAAAGAAGAATGTTCAAAGTTTTTGTTGGTAATATGAATGATGACGATGTTGAAGCATATGTACAACGTGTTGCCAACAAATTTAAGAGAGAACAAATTGTTGATAGTAGAACGGGTAACGTTGACATGAGATTTAATCAGATGGCGGTTGACCAAGATTATTTTATTCCTGTACGTGACCCAGCAGCTCCTGACCCAATCACAACACTTCCAGGTGCGACAAATCTTTCGGAGATTGCAGATATTGAATATATTCAAAAGAAACTTCTAACCGCTCTTCGTGTACCTAAAGCATTTTTGGGATTCGAAGAAGTTGTTGGAGACGGAAAAAATCTTTCTTTACAGGATATTCGTTTTGCACGTACTATTAACAGAATTCAAAAAAGTATGTTGGCAGAACTTAATAAAATTGCCATCATTCATTTATTCCTTTTAGGGTTTGAAGATGAGTTAGGTAATTTCACATTAGGTTTAACAAATCCATCAACTCAAGCGGACTTGTTAAAAATTGATGTATGGAAAGAAAAGATTTTATTATACAAAGATTTAGTTGCAGACCCAGGAAATGGAATCCAAGCAACTTCATCTACATGGGCGAAAAAGCATATTTTTGGATGGTCCGATGAAGAAATTAGATTGGACTTACAACAACAAAGAATTGAAAGAGCCGTAGGAGAAGAACTTAAAGCAACTCCAACAGTAATAACAAAAACAGGAGTGTTTGACAATATTGACAAACTTTATGGAAGTCAGACGGGAGGAACCGCTTCTGCAGGTACGGAACCTGCGGGTGGTGAAACTTCTCCTGACTTTGGTGCACCACCGCCGGGTGGAGAAGCACCTTTGACACCACCTCCACCAGCAGAAGAAGCGGGAGGACCACCGCCACCTCCAGAACCTGAAGGAACAGTAACACCAGAATCTAGAAAAAAAGATTTGAATATTTTGGTTGAGGGAAATTTGATTGAAAGAGCAAGCAACATTGATTTGGGTCAAGGGCAAGAATCTTTAGGTAAAATTTCTCAAGAATTAGATAAGTTACTGAATTCATAATATTTATTTGGAAAGCCAAAATAATGACCTTCGGAAAAGTAAAAACCCTGATTGAAAATAGATTGATTGAGTCATATCAAAATCAAGATGACTTCAAAAAACTATTGCGCGAATTCAAACACAATGTTCTTGAAAACAAGAATTTATCTAAAATCTATTCACTATATGACCAATTGAGTACACCTCAAGGTTTGTCAGAGTCCGACGCTAAAGAATTTATTATTGAAGGAATTTCACTTATACAGAATTTGTTATTAAAAATAAAAATGCCAAGAACTATAACAGAAATAGAAGATAATTCTTATGAGGATATTGATACATTAGTTTACACAGCAAAGATTAGTTTGAAAGAAAGAATTGAAGCGAAAAAAAATATTATAAGTGTTTTAACTTCCAAAAAAGCTTCGATGAGAGAATCAATTAACTTACCAATCAAATCAATGGTTACAATTGCCAATCAAACTTTGAATAATTTTCTGACAACGATGGATGAGAATTCTAGAAAAGAATTTATGAGTTTGATTTCAGAAGATTCTAACACTTTAGAAATGAAAT